TGCCCATAGCGTAGTCGGTTAACGCGCCAGATTGTGGATCTGGAGACCGTGGGTTCGAGTCCCACTGGGCACCCCACCAAAAACAGCTGTTGCATTTGCAACAGCTGTTTTTTTATTCCAGTGCCCAGGGGGACTCGAACAGGGCGGCTCTGTTGACATCGTCAGCAGAGCAAACAAAGCCCCAGCGGGGCTTTGTTTAGCCCGCGGGGGTGACCCCTCCCTTGCGCTCTACCAAGGCCCCACGCTCCGGCTGCATTTGCAACAGCTGTTTTTTTATATTCCAGCGCCCAGGGGGACTCGAACAGGGCGGCTCTGTTGACATCGTCAGCAGAGCAAACAAAGCCCCAGTGGGGCTTTGTTTAGCCCGCGGGGGTGACCCTCCCTTGCGCTCGACCAAGGCCCTGCACCGCATCCACCGTTCTCTGAGCAAAACCACTACGACGCCCACACCCAGACTCAATTTATGCCGGGGCTCTGCAAGCTATACGACGGTCCCCAGCTGCTGCGGAAGGAAGCCATGGATTTCCGGACCCATCTGTACTATTTTGGTGAGATGGAGCAGCTGCTGGCCCAGATCGGCTTTTCCAAGGTGACCACCTATACAGGCTTTTCCAAGCAGATCGCCGCAGGAGAAGGCGACGAGATGTTTCTGTTTGAATGTCGTCTGTAAAACCAGCTTCTATACACACAAAAACGGCGGCTCTGCATCTGTTTGCAGAGCCGCCGGCTTATTTTACTTTCGCTTGTTCATCTCCTCCAGGATCTTACGGGCCTGGGCATCGGTAAACCCCTCCCTCTGCAGTGCAGCCCGGATCTGCTGGTCCGTGCGGCCCAGATCTTTCAGCCGGGCAGCCGCATAGCGGGCGTTCCACTCTTTTTTGACGCCGCCCTTATCCGCCAAAGCAGGGGTATCCCCCTGGAAAGCGCCGGTCTCCCGGTCCGCAGACTGCTGCGCTTTGGCCTGCTGCGCCGCCCATTTGCTTTTCGCCAGCGCCAGCTTTTCATCCGCCCGGGCGTTGGCAGCTTTGCGCTGCGCCAATGTATCCTGGTACCGGCGCTCTGCGTCGGCATTCTCATACCGCTGCTGTTCCAGGCTGCTCTGGTACTGCATCTGCTGCATCTGCTGGCTCCAGGCTGCATCCGCGCGGTCTGCCTCATATTGGCGGTTGTCCGCATAGATGCCGTAACCGGTATTCAGCAATCCGCCCGCCAAGGAACCAAGGCCGGTGGTGCCGGAAATCGCCAGCTGCACCATGTCTCCTACCACGCCCAGCACGCTCAGCAGGTTCTGGAATCCCTGCTGTCGGCGGGCTGCCTGGGCCTGCTCCTGCTGCGAGTAATACCCGTGGAGCGTGTCCAAACGATCCAGGTACCCCAGATACTGCTGGTAGTCCTGCTGCGCTGCGGCGTTATAGGCTTCGCCCATCCGGTCCAGCTGGTCGTAGTAGTGTTCCATCTGCTGGTCATAGCGGTCCTGGGCACCGCGTTCCAGGGTGTTCAGCTGTTCCAGCTGGCTCTCCATCGCCTCCCCCTCGCTGGTATAGGTATCCAGCGCCAGACTGTACAGGGTGGGGATCGCGCTGTTCAGTCCATTGATCTGCTGCTGGTACGCCTGCTGTGCTGCGCTGGCGGCATAGCTGGAGCCGTATCCTCCGGTCAGCGCTGCTGCCTGCGCCGCCGCATCTGCACTGGCATTCTGGGCGTTCTGGGTATACGCCTGGGCATACTGGCGGTACAGCGGGTCCTGCTGGTAATGATACCGGAAGCTCTCCCGCCCCATCAGCTTCTCCAACAGCTGGTCCATGCGCTCCTGATAGGCGCTTTCGTACTCCGCAGGCCGCTGGCCTTGCATCTGCTGCAGCTGCTGGGCCGCTTGCTGCACGGTCTGGCTGGGCCGGTACTGTGCGCCCGCCAGCGCCTGTTCCACCTCCTGGCGGCTGTCCAATCCTTGGGTGTCGTACCCTTCCTTCTCTCGTTTTTTGCTTGCTGCCATTGCTGGCCCTCCTTTTCAGTTTCCGAGTCTGGTCCGCAGGGCTTCGGACAGGTTTTCTGCGTCCAGGTTGCTCAGGATATATTGCAGCTGCTCCTGCAGCTGGTACAGATAACTGCGCAGCGCCCGGGCATCGCCAGGGTCCATTTTCTCGCTGAGCTTGGGCAGCCCCAGCTGCCCCAGTCCGTTCAAGCTTGCCATACTCCCTCCTGTTGCTGCATCTGATGTCCCCGGGACGGCGCCAGGGTGCGGGCCACCGCATGCAGGGTGATCTGTCCGGTGCCCCGCAGCCGCAGCCGCAGCCGTCCGTGCCGCCGGGGCACAAAGGCCAGGTCATAGCTGCCGGTGCCAGGGGCCGCAAAGAGCTGGCCCACCGTTTCCCAGCTGCCGCCATCGTAGCAGACGGCCAGCTCTACCCGGCTGGGCACCGCTGCGCTGAGCCGCACAGTCCACCGTGAGAGATACCTCTCCTCTGCATCGTCCAGCCCCTGTTCCCCGGTCTCCAGCGCAAAGGGGATGCAGCTTTCCTCCCCCTGCGGGTCTGGTTCCCGGCGGGCATCCGCCGCCCACAGCGCCTCTCCGTCCCAAAAATACAGCTGGCTCCCGCTCCCGGCCATCCGCTGGGCGGCAGGGTCTTCCTGATGCCAAAGCCCCTTTTCCGCATCGTAGACCAGCATCCGGTGCTGGGTGGTCCCGCCCCGGGTGCGGGTCAGCTGTAGATAGTACCGCCCGTCCAGGCTTCCCCCTTCGGCACTGTCCACATGGTCCAGTGCGGCGGGGTCCAGCTGCGCCGAGATGCGCACCGGCAGACTGCCGTCCCAGGCCATGATCCCCCCTGCTGAGAGATAATACAGCGTCTCATCCATCACACAAAGGCTGCGGGCCGCATTTTTGGCCACTCCCCTGCACCGCAGCGTGCTGAGCTGAAAATCCGACGGCCTTGCACCGTAGATCTTGTGCAGAACATTCTCTTTGAAAAACAGTACGCTGCCCATGCAGCTGGCTGCTCCGGTAAACGCACCGTCGGTGCCCACCGTGACTGCATAGCTGTCAGCGGCGATGCCCCGGTAGCTGTACCAGTTGGTGGGGTCGCCCAGCTTGCAGCTATAGATCACATTTTCCTTGCTGGAACAGCCCCACACTCGGTTGTCGCACTCGGTCAAAAACTCCATATCCGGGATGCGCCGCTCCATCGTGATCTTTTCTGCCGCCGGACAGGGCAGGGTCTGTTTTCCGTCCAGGCTGGTCCATTGGGCAGCGCCCGGCGTGCAGACCAACCGTCCATAATACCGCTCTCCCTGCGGAAGTGCCTTTATCACCATCCAATCTTCTTCCACTGCATACAGGATCTGGTCTCCGTCCAGCTGCTCCCACTGGCCGGCAGCCCCTGTCGGCACGCCGGTCAGGGTCACAGTGTCCCATTGACGGAACAGCTTGCCCAGCCCCTTGGCCCGGATGCGGCAGTATTCCAGCGTCACCGCCGACCAGTTGCCGGAGGTCGCACTGTAGATCTCCAGCCCGCCGTCCTGCCGCCAGGGGGTTTCCGTATTCCGTGTTTTCAAAAACACCTGTCCATCCGATGGATTTTCCGGCTCGGTCTCGCCATAGCTGTGCACCGCATACACCCTGCCTGCTCCATCGCAGGGGGCAAACTCGATGCTCTGGGCGTTTTCGCTCTGCCACAGCGCACCCAAAGGGGTCAGCTGACCGGTCGCCGTATCAAAAGCCGCCTTGTCCGGAAAGATCAGCACCTTGGCGCCCAGACCTACCAGGGTCTTGGGTCCATCGGTCAGCGCTTGGGGCAGGGTCACCTCCTCCCCCTGTTCCGGTATATAGTGCAGGTCCCGGCCGCACACAGCCAAAAGACCGCTGCGGCAGTACAGTCCGTTTACATCCCGCAATGTCCGCAAGCGGCAGCGGGGCGGCCGTGTGCTCAGCGCCGGAAAATCCCGTGCAGAAAAATTCTCTCCTGCCGCATACTCTGCCTCTGTACAAGCGTACCCTTCATTCAGCCCCCCAAAGGCCCGCAGCAGTCTGCGGTCGTTTTTCAAACCCGGACGTTGTGCCAATTCCATATTCTCACCCCCTTACCAGCGCCAGCGGACCTGGCTGCAAGGCGGGTATGTGCGGCGCATCCAGGCCCGAAATTCTGCCAGGATCGCCTGATACTGTGCCCTCTCCCCCGCATAGCGGTCTGCTTCCCCCAGCGCTCCGTCGATCTGCGCACAGAGATAGTGAGGGTACAGCCCATCATAGGGCGCGGGGACCAGCAGTACATCCTCCTCCCGAAGTCCATCGTCCCAGGCCAGGTCTGCCCCCTGCGTCCTTTCTTCCGGCCTTTTGCTGCGGGCAAATACCTGACAGCGCAGGGTTCCATCCAGATCCCGCAGCCAGTGCTGTAAAGTCAATGCCGGGATACGGCTGCCCGGGCGCAGCTGCTGGGTCTGTTCCAGCGCTTGTCCTACCGTCATCCATGGGCCTCCTTTCTTAAAAAGCCCCGGCGGACCTCCCGCCGGGGCCATTGTGTCGTTACTGTGCGGCGTTCTCCGCTGCGGCGATCCGGGCAGCGGTCCGCTCATCCTGCATCTGGCTGTGTTCCAGAACCTCCGCCACCTCGGGCGGTACCTGCACCTCAACGCCGCGGCGGATCTTGTAATTCACGCCGTTGACACTGACGAACAGGTCCCCCTTGTAGCGGCCGTTATCCTGGAACAAGCGGATGCGCACGCTCTTTTGCTGTTTTTCCATGGCATCCTCCTTAGTTGGCTGCGGCGGCGTTCGAGTAGCTGGACACACTCTCGATGCGCACCATATACTGCTCCACCAGCCGCTCGGCGGCCCGCATCCCCTTCCAGCCCACCGAAGCCCGCTGGTTCAGGGGATCATCGCCATAGCCCAGTTGCTTGACAATGTGTTCCAGGCCACCGCCCTCCAGCTCGGTGACGCCATACGCATGGGCGCCCAGCACCAGGGTGCCAAATACCGCCAGGTGGCCGCTGCTCCCGTCCGACGGACAGGTA